TCGATCACCGCCCCGTCGATGCCGATCGACACCGACTCCGGGTCCTTGATCTCGATCTCAAGGGCAGGTTCAGCGGTAAGCGCGTCCAGCCCCATCGGGGCTTCGTAGAGAGATTTGTCGATGGCCATCAGAGTATTTTCCTGTAGTGGGTCGTGTTCTCGATCATACCACCGGAGGCTTTCTTGACCGAACCGTCCCCTAAACGCCCGACGAAATTCAAGAAGGGCAGTTTAGCCCGAAATTCAATGACGGAGTTCGGCAGTTTTTCTTGCCCCAAAAAACCCCCTACAGCCCCCGCTTTGTTAAGTTCTACGTTCTTCTTTATCCAATCTCCAGAAAAAATTCGCTTTGAAACCCCTACACCCGACGCTTGGGCCTCTTCGTTGGCTAGGCGCTTAAAAAAGTCGAGTACTTTTGCTTCTTTTTGTTCGATCGGGTCAAACTTCTTACGAAAATCAAAACCGCTCAAATAGTCGTAAACTTTATCTATGTTTGCTTTATATGCGGGGAGAGAGGTAGATCCGTGGATCAGATCCATCATCCTGTTAGTTACTTCGTCATGAACTTTGTCATGCCGCAGTTCATGCGCGTAGGTCGCCGCGTCTGCACCGCGCCCCACGCCAAAAATGCGCTTCCCCTTCGGCATTGAACCGCCTTCAAGGACAGGCTCAAGTGCCTCAGCCATCAGACGTTCGTTCTTAGGGTTGTCCAATCCGGTTGGAAAATTGACCCCTGCTACGTTCCAACTTCCTCTTGGGTCACCGATCAAACTCATAAGCCCCAACTTTTCAGGAGACGCAAGGTGTTTGAATCGCTCACCAAGTTTGGAGCGCATGACCGCCGCAAACTCAGACCCGTAACTCTCCGGGGTCCTGCCACGCAGCAAATTCTCGCTCTCTTCAAAGTACCTTCTGGTGTTCTGAGGCATCAGTAATAACCCTCGCGTCTATGGCTTTTGAACCACTTGGTCGGCTCCGGCTCGTCGCTTGGCAATCTGATGAACCCTCCCTGCCTGAACCGGATCAAGGCAAGTGTCGTGGAGTCTACAAGGTCATCATGGGTGCCGCTAGGAAAGTCGTTGCACTCCTCGACCACCTCCCAAGCCCAGCGCCTGTCAGGCACCCAGACGATCCCTGAGTGGAAGAGGTCGGTCACGGCGTTGACCCGGCTGATCTTGTCCTGCCCCTTGCCCGGCGTGAACTCCATGAGCGGGACACCCATCCGGCGCATCTCTTGGTAGAGCGCCGCCCCGTTCGACTTCTTTTCAACGATGAAGGTGTCCGGTTGCCAATCCTTGTACTCTTCAAGGACGAGGGCTTTCAACTCGGGGAACTCAAGGCGCTGCTTGATCGAGTTCAGCAGGATGACGCTGTAGTTCTTGGTCTCCTCGTTGAAGAACACGCCCCATGTGGTCAGGGCGTTGTAGTCGGAGCGGTTCTTGGTCTCCTGCGCGGCGTCGAGCGCCATGATGATGTACTCACACATCGGCGGGTCGTCCTTCTCCCACACGCGCCACCACTCGCGCTTGATGAGGGCACCCTCCTCCGAGGTCGGCTGCTGCATGTACTGGGCCTGCCAGTACCGCACGTCCATCGAGGCTTTCTTGGCGAGCAACTCCTCGATCGGCCAGAAGTCAGGCCAGAGCGGTCTGTCGTTGAGTATCGCGGGGAACTCGACCACTTCCCACTCATCGGCACCTTCTTCGCGGGTCATGTGGTCCACGATCTTGCCCGTGAGGTCCGATTTCGACCACCGGGTCATGACGACGATGATCGAGCCACCCGGCATCAGTCGCTGGACAGGTCCTGACTGGAACCACTCCCACGCGGGTTCAAATACCTCTGCTCGACCCTGCTTAGCATCCTGTTCAGAGTGAGGATCATCAATGATAAAGAGATCGGCACCACGGCCAGCAAGAGCGCCACCGACGCCAATAGCGAAGTACTCACCATTAAAGTTCGTACCCCAACGAGACGCAGACTTGCTATCGGCTTGGAGTTCAACTTGAGGGAAAATGTCATGATAAAGGTCGCTCCCGACGAGATTACGCACCCGCCGACCGAAATTGATGGCAAGGTCAGCAGTGTGGGAGGCCATGATGACCTTTTTCTGCGGATTTTTGCCTAAAAACCACGCCGGAGCGAGGTAACTGATCATCTCCGACTTGCCGTGACGCGGGGCGATGTTGACGATGACGCGTTTTTTGCGTCCGGCCTCGATATCTTCGAATATTTTGGCCAATTTCTGGTGATGTGGGCCTACTTTGTAGCCCGGATACACGTGCTGGATGAAGTCAAGGAAGGAATCCTTGCCCAATCTCTGGGTGACTTGGTTCTGATACTGCTTCAGGAGGTCGGCGACACGCCGTTTGTCCTTCTCCGACATGGAAGGCAGCGCATTTTTGAGCGTCTGGATCTTGTCAGGCGTCAGTTGCAGCACTTTTCTCGCCTACGACCCTGTATTCGATGCCTTCAAGCACCGTCAACAACTCCTTTTCGACCTCTTCTATCGGCTTGACCACATGCGTGACTTCGCTCCGCTTCTTGAAAGCGTCCACGCCGTCCACTTCGCCGAGTTTTGTGAGCGCTGCGATGCGCACTTTGTCGTTGTCTGCGTTCTCAGCCGCTTCAAAAAGTTTGTTGACCACGTAGAGTTTCAGGTCTGACAACTCTTCCACGATCATGTGGTTATATCGGGCAGCAAGCCCAGCATAAAGCGCGATCGTCTCGTTCGGGTATTTGGCGAAATCCGGTCGGGCGCTGGGGTTCGTGACCATTTCTCTGGCTAAACCGACAGCACTTTCGGCGTGGCCTTCGTCAGGGACGAGCAACTGCCCGGTCATGTCGGAGAAGAACCTGATCGTGTTCGCCCGCATCTGGAGTTCTTCCGCCGCAGACAGGTCCGGCAGGGCTTCCGCCATGTTGGCAGGCAGCGGCACGTCTTCTTCGATGTCAGGAACAAGCATGTCCATACACATAATATATAGAAAAGTGAGCATGGAACCAAATTTGCGAAGGGGGTGGGTTTTTATACAGCGAGGGTGGGGGGTCGAGTGGCGGAAAAAGTGGGGTTGTTTGTGCGGATCTAAGTGTACGTGGGGCCGCGTGGGACTCCGAACTTGCGCGGGGGGATACCGCCCCGGTGGGGTCGCGCCCCGCCCCGTTCTGCCCTGCCCTGTCCGCGCTGCCGTGACGCTGCCGCATGAGATGTACATAACAAGTTGTTATGACGGCGCGGCCTGATTTCTTTGAGCGGTGATCCCGCATTTCTTTGAGTAGGCCAGAACATAACAAGTTGTTATGACGGCGCGGCCCCGGCGCGGCCCCGGCGCGGCCCCGATACGCGGGTATTGACACTAGGGCCGTCATAGTCCACAATTGTTTTCGTGACGGGGCGACCCGTCACATTTCAACCCATCAACCGAAGAGGTGTTATCGTGAAGACCGAAAAGACAACCAAGGCCGTCACCCTGCCCAAGGGTTTCCGCGACCTTGTCACCAAGGGCCTGAACGGGGCCGCTGCCGAGGAGGGCAGCATCCGCGCCATCTACGAGCGGTTCATCCAACCGCTCACCGGGCCGGACAACCGGGTGACCGACGCCGGGCAGGGCATGTACCGCGCCCTGCTGAAGGCCACGCGGGTCTGGTCCACCGACTGGATGCTGAAACACCCGCGCACCGTGGACGGCGTCACCTATCAGCCCGATACGCTGCGCGCCATCTGGTCCAAGGGCGACGCGGCGACCGGAACCGAAGCCGATGTGGTGAAGGCCATCAAGGCCGGGGCCAACACCAAGGCATGGCGGTTCTGCGCTACCCACCTCGCCAAGGCGGAGAAGGGTACAGCGGGCGCGGTCGCGGTCGGACAGGCCCGCTCCAAGGCGCGCAAGGGTAAGACCAAGGGCAGCGCGGCCCCGGTCACCAAGGCGGCAGACGCGGCGACCGTAGCGGCATCTGTCCCGGCCCTGACGGATGCGCTGATGACGGCCCTGCGGAACCTCAAACCGCAGTCGCGTATCGTCGCGGCGACCGCCGTGCTCAACCTGATGCAGACCGCCATTCGCGAGGCGCGCACCGAGGTTGACAAGATGCCGCGCAAGGCGGCCAAGGCGGCCAAGGCGGCCAAGGCGGACACGGTCGCGGCCCCGGCCCCGGTCGCTGTCCAGTAACGGCGCGATAGCCCAGACGGGCGAGGCCCCGGCGGAAACGCCGGGGCTTTTTTTTGTCCGCGCGACGGCGAGGTGTGACCCAGTCACACCTCGCAAAACC